ATGGTCGGTCCAAAACTTAGGGGCGACCTTGGCGTAGTCACGCATGATTGCCAACCTCCGAGATCGGGAACGGAAGGTCGACAGCCATTTCCCGGACGATCCGAAGCGCGGCGTCGACGGAGAAGCCGAACGTCTCCATCATCAATTGCACGAGCGCATCAGCGGGCACCGGTTCACCGCGGCAATCGCAGTCGGCGGGCGTGAGGGGTTGCGGAAGGTCGTTCATTCGCAAAGCCCGTATGAAGACGAGCACGCCGTGGCCGGCGACGCATCCGTGAGAAGATCATATTGACGGCCACCACGCGTGGTTTTCGACCACTCGATGACCTGCCAGATATGCGAGTCAGCACCTGTGTGTCCGCCATGGCTAGACAGGTGCATGAACGTCACAGGAGAGCGCGGACGGCAGACGGCCGTGACGAGCCGCTCCCATTCGGCGATGCGCTCGATGTGTTCGGGGAAGCGCCGCGCAATTTCTCGAAGCTCCACCTTTTGCGCGTTGATGCACGGCATACAGCCGACCCGCGACATACCCTGCCGATACAACGGATTCGGTCTGATACTGGCAACGGCGTGTGCCTCAAAAACATCTTCAACGTGCCAGCGCAAAATAGGCCGAAAGACGGCATAAAATCCACCGCGGTGCTCGTATGAAGGTAGCCATCGGCGCGCCTCGCTTTCGTCAGCGCGCACGCCCTGCCAGGACTCCACGGCATACCCTGCATCGATCAGACAGAGCTGGTATTCGGTGATCGGATTGCGCTTGAGATACTCGGTGCAGTACTGACGCTTGCGCGATGGAAATCCCCCCTTGAGCATGCACATATCGAGGTATGGATTTCCTGTTGGATGCAGCAATTCGAGTGCTCGGCGCGCTGCCTCGGGCGTCCATGGGTACATAAACTTGCGCTTACCATAGACGGCCGATTCAGGCTCTCCCGCGGCGATGCGGGCAAGGTTGGCGCGCTTGGTCGCGAACTCGTCATCGAAAGATGCGCGCACGACCTCGACCTTGATGCCCAGCGCGCGTGGAAGATACTCGAGCGCGTACTCGTACGTTGTCTCGTGTTCGTTGCCCGTGTCGGCAAAGACAAAGCGGCAGTTCTCGCGGCCGTGCAGCTCGATTGCGACGAGCGCGGTCGCTGTGCTGTCCTTGCCGCCGGACATCGAAACGACGTGAATAGTCGGGCGCTCGATCATGCAACCTCCAACACGAGCGCCGACTGTTGCATGCGCTGGATCTGCATGGCTTCGCAGCGGTCAAGCCAGTTCATGCCTACCGCCACACAAAAAAAGGCGCACCGAACGCGAGCGCAATCACGCACGCCATCCAAAAATCAATAAGCGCGTCCATTACGCCGCCCGATCGGTTTCGAGCTCGAACACCTCGGGAAATTGCTCCATCAGCACGCTTTTGCGCGGCGCCGGGATGCCCCACTTGTACCAATCGTGAATCGACGGGTCCTTGATCCCGAAGAATCGAGCGACAGCTGTCGCACCGCCAAGCTTTGCGACCACGCGCCGAGCTTCTTGCTGCGCTTTCTTGCGCGCTTCGTCCTTTTCGGACGATTCATGTGCGTTTTCAGACATCCTAGATCCTCCCATGTTGTCAGATTCGAAGTCCTAGCCTAATTCTAGGTTATCAGTAGGAACGGAGCAAACACTTTTCGGAGAATGAACATGGAAACCTGGAACGAAAGACTGGCCGCGATGCTGGCCGAGAAAAACTTACCGATGAGCCACCTGGCGGCGAAGGTCGATGTATCGGAGGCCACCGTCGCGGCCTGGGTCGGATCGGCCAACATGAAGCCCTCGCAGGACTTGCGCAGCCGGCCGATGCTGCGCGTGTGCGACGTGCTGGGCATATGCCCAGAGTGGCTGATGCTCGGGCATCCACCGAAGTACCTCAAAGACCGCTGGCCCTTCACGACGCCCGTCTACGTACTCGCGCGCATGCCGGATCAGGAGCTTGAGCGCATCGACCAGTTCATCGCGAAAACGCTGACTATATGGCGCGAATTCTACGCCGGTGCGGATGCGAAGGACGGCTAATATTTCCTAGAGAAACGCTTGACTAGGTGCATTGGATAGCCTAGGATTGAGTCATCGAACAGCGCACCCTGCGCACCGGAGACTCAGATGCCCACCACCGCAGTCGATCCCCACGGCTGGACGACTTCCGCCGAGCCGCAGTTCATCGCTGGGATGGCGGGGCGCGATAACGCAATCGAATGCCTACGCGGATATGTGCGCGGCATGCAAAAGCGCGCAAACGCGAGCGGCATTGATGCGCAGTTGTGCATCACCGTCGCTCAAGAGCATCTGGACGAGCAGCTCGCGATTCTGACCGGCGGCCGGCGCGTCGCACGGTTCATCTGAGGAGGTCACGCCATGCAACCCAACCTAATCCCATCACGCACGGACGACGCCTTTGCGTTTGTTACCGAGCGTGCGCAAGCGGCGCGCGACGAAGCGCAAGAGCATACGGAGACGCGCGAAGAACAGAAGTCGGCCATGACGGCGGCCCGGATCAAGGCGAAGCTCTCTGCGCTCACGCACGACGACCTCGTTGACGGCCTGCACAGCGTGACGCAGGGCATGCACGGCGCTGCCCTGCGCGCGGCGTGGCTCGACGGAGAGGAAGCACTCGGCGCCCTGGTCATGCAGATCGTGCGGGACTCGCTCTCGGCCGAAGCGGACCTCGAAGCCGAAGAAGCGCTGATTCGCATCGAGGGTGCGGCACGAGCAGAAACGCCGCGGCGTACTTTCATCATCGCGGGCGTGTGACATGAGCCCCATCGTCCTCGCTACCATCGCGTGGTGCATCGCCCTCGCGCTGCTCATCGGCTTCGTCGCCGGCGCGGGCCATACGCGCAGCCGCGATGAATAGCCTCACGCCGCGCGACATGCGCTTAATCGAAGTCACGCACGCGGTCGTCAAGGCGCTCTCGTTCGGCTTGTTCGCGGCGCTCGTGATCGCGCCTTTCGTCGATGACGGCCGCTTGATTGCGGCGCTGATTGGAGATTGATGTGCCAGCGATGAATGATTCCGCTCGCGTTGAACTGCACGCCGATAGCGTTCGCGAGCGTCCGCTCGACGAGCCGCGCCCGCAGATGATCGTCGCACGCAGCTACTTGCCGGGCTTTGTCGTCATCACGATTGAGGCGAGTCCCCCGCGCACGATCGTTGTCGAGGCCGCGCGCCTGATCGACGCGTTGCAATCCGTCTAAACCGAAGCACCGCATTACCCATCCATCCGAGGTTGAATGACATGCGCCACACCGAGCCGGGAATCATCGTGACACTTTCTCGCGAAGGTCTTCGTCGTGTCGCGAACGACAACGCGGCCCTTGTGCGCTCGTCGCGGCTGCACGAGATCGCGGTTTACTGCGCGGCAATGGCGGGCGTCGTGTGGTTCGTGTGGTGGATCGTCGATACCGTTGCGAGGGCTTGGGCATGAGAACACTTGCTCAATTCACCAGCCGACGCGCGAAGTTCGAAGCGTTCCTGACGGAGCGCGGCGCGCAGATTTTGCAGCCGACGAACGAGTGGGAGCTCTTGCGCTTCAAGACCTCGCGCGGCACATCGGTCGTCTACTGCAACTCCAAAGGCGGGATCACGCCCACCGGCGAATCGGATAAGGCGTGGGCGGCTTTTGAGAAAAACGCCGCGTGGCGTGGCGCGCCGGTGCCGCACAAGCGACCGCGCAGGACCGAACAAAAAACGTCGCTGTTCAACGCATTGATGAAGCGTGACGGGAAAGCGTGCTTTTTCTGCTTCATCGCGACAACGGATGAAGACCGAAGCCTTGAGCACTTGGTACCGCTCTCGCACGGCGGTCCGAACCATCTGAGCAACTTGGTTATCGCGTGCATACCGTGCAATACGAAAGCCGGGCATCTGAGTGCAATGGAAAAAATCCGCATCCGCGAAGCGAATCGACTTGAGTTGCCGGTAAAGGTCTCCGCGAGGGCTTGGGCATGAGCGATTGGAAACACAAAGACGAATGGACAAAGCGCGGTCAGAACTTCGTCGTGAAGGTCAGTCGGCACTCCGATGAAGGATTCGACGTAAGGGATGGCGAGTTCGTCAAGACGGGGCGCATCGAGCACAAGTGGTGCCTCTATGCCTTTATCTTCCCGAAGCACCCGCACTTCTCCAAATTCGAAGGAAATTCGATGTGGCAGGACGCGGCTGCGTTTTATGACTGGCACTGCGGCTGCTCATACCTCGAATGCCACCGCGACAACGAAGCGAATATCGTCTCGGTCCAAGTTGGCTGTGACTACAACCACCTGCACGACGATCACTTTCTCGACATGGCGACGAAGGAAGATGCTC